CGATGTAATCTTAGAAAAATTTAATGTGGTTGGTGCAACGTAAATTTGTGAATCAAATAAACCAACTTCTCTATATTGCATACCATAATAATCAGTATCAGCATAGCCAATAATGTCATGACCACCAGTTATAATTGAACTGATTGTTGCAGTTCCTTGTATTGTGTGAATTTCTGGAATTTCTGGAGCTAATGGTATTATAATTTGTAAAGTATTACCAGTATAACCATAAATTCCCGACCTAACAAATGCTCGGTACTCATATGTTTCGCCATATTCAATATTAGGAATGGTTGTTATATAATTATCTGTTGCCAATGCAAGTATTTCAATAATTTCACTCCATGTAGTACCACCACCGACTTTTCTAAACTGAATACCATATTCACTCAATAAATTGTTTCCAATAATATTCATACCGCCAGTATCTAATTTCATTACAGATTCCGTCCATACACCTACTACGGTTTCAACATATAATGTTGGTGGTGGTTGTGGTGGTTCAATATATTGATTTATCATAAATACACTACTATCATCACCAAGATATTCAATCATATGATGACCTCTTCTGTCAATAGTGGTTGACCCTTCAGAATATAGATTAACACCACGTCTATACATAAACTTTTGTTTGGTGAATATACTGTTTCTAACCAATAATCCAGAACCTCTTAAAATAATTGTTGCTGAAAGCAATTGGTCTACAAATCTTTGAAAGAATGCATTATATTTATTTAAAAACGGATATAGGTTTGCAAAGGTATAACCATTAGAATGTAATGGGTCATTCTCTGGAAGCAACGACCTTCTCATGTATTCTAAATATATTCTCTGCAATGATGGATACCAGCCGCCCTTAAAGTCAGAAATTGTTTTTCTGTTTCTGGCATTTATCATTTTTCTCTGTATCAATTCCATAAATTCAAGGAATGATAACTGGCTTATATCACCAACACCAAATATATCGCTTACAACAGGATTAAAAACAGCATTTCCACCAACAAGATAATAAACACTAATAACATCGCCATATTTAATTCCTTTAGGTAGGAAAACTTCGTAAAGATTCTGCACATTAATACTATAATCAGTATTTGGCTCTAATCCAATACCGTTAACTAATACTTTAATATTACTGGCATTATTTGCTTTATAGTTTAACTTATACACATATTTATTTGCAGACTGATTAAAGTATATTTTACTACTACTGAAACTATCTACTCTCACGATTTCACTACGTGCAGCAATATCATTGTTATTCTGAACTTCAACATAGGCAACCTGAATCATTGGGTTAACCCTTAAATATGCAATTACTTCGGCATTTTGTATAATAATTTGACTCGAACCAGATGTATTATTTGGGTCAACAATATAATCAGCAACAAATTGTGGTGTACCTTTAGTAAGTGCAATACCATTAATTGTTACCTGAACATCACCACGTGGCATTGTTGGTAACGGTATTGCTGTTCCATTCACATTTGCATTAACTCTTGTTACAACATATTGAACAGAAGTTGTTATTCCTGTTTGTGATGTAGTACCACTATAAATATATGTTGCCTGAATTACGTCTCTACGATTTCCAAAATTTATAGCTGGATTTGTTATAGTAAACGTATTTGCGCCATAATCGATAGTATAATCACTCTGTTCAGTAGCACCAGTTGTTAGACCAGTTGTAAATATACCACCAGTAGTACCACTTTTAGGAGCATTTAATAGAATACCATTATATCTTACTTCAAAGTCGCCCTGTGTCTTCTGTGGCATTGCAAATGTCTGTTGACTTGCACTAACACCCAAAGATATGTTAACATACGAAAAGGGTAATGTATATCCGCTTGAATTAACAGCGAAGTCAGTTAATATATATTGGTAAACGTCATATTCAATACCACGTGCAGTATCAAGTGCCACATCAATTTCCTTTGTATTTATAACCAATTTACTGTCTTCCTGATAATATTGCGGTGTTGTATCATCAATCCTGTTGGTTGCACCAGCTTCCACCCATGACTTTTTATTATCAATGGTTCTTTTTAAATTAAAACCAGCTTTCCTAAAGTTATCCATATATGCCTGACCGCTATCACTATTGCCGGATATTTGAAAATAAAAATCTGCTGTTTCTAACGGTGCAACAGGATAGCCATCGGTATCATATGGTAATGAACCATTTGGAAAATCTAATTCAGTGAAAGGAACTGTGTTTGGATTTATTTTACCATCAACAGTATAAACATATTCGGTGATATTAATAAACGGTTCGGGAATACCAATTAATAAGAACATCGATTTGATTGCTTCTCTCGTGCCTTTTGATTTCCAAAAATAATTCGTATTAATTAAGATTCTTCTCCAGAGTTCAATATCAATTTCTGCTGGAAGTAAATCTTCATTTAAATTTCTTTCGTTTTCATCAATAGTTAAAAAACTATTAACAAGTTCTTGTTCATTAACCAGTGAAAAATAATCCCAGCCAAATGTTCTTGATAGGTTTTTTATTAACTGGTCTGGAATGTTATTTATTTTTGGGTATGTAACTCTATTAATATACACCAATGAGTCAATAAATGTTCGCATTTGGTCAAACTCAGCACCATAAATTCTCAATAGCTTAGTCATCTTACCTTCTTCGGTAAGGTCATAAACTTTTAATGAAGCAGGTGTTAAAAATCTAGCAATTAAGTCAGTTTTAACCTTATCATACTTAGCACCAATTATCAACACGGCTTCCAAAAAGTTCTGATAACTAGACGTGTTTATATCAAGATTATAACCATCAGACGTAGACCACAATAACATGGCATTTGAATAGGTGATGCTACCGTCATCAAGTAATATTGGTTCATTCAATGTAAATTCAAATCCAGAATAATTTGTAGCACGTGCTGAAACGATATATTTTTCATAATCGGTTAACAATGCTCTAAATTCTTCGAAAATAAAGTTATTTGGCTTAATGTGAAAGTCCATTTGACCAGTACTTCCAGTAACATTGGGGAACGGATTACCCGTTGTTTCAATTGTCACATATAATTTACCGCTTGAATTACCTGTAAATCCAATAACATTAAAGCTATTTCCACTCGGATTTGACGGTAACCAAACAATATATTTTTCATATGATATGTTCAGGTTTCTTAATGGTTTATTATCTGGTATTGCGACATTTCCCTGATTATATGTAAGACCATATGTATTAACAATAGTATTAGCATACACATCAAACCTTGACGTATTTGTTACAATATCATAGTCAAAATTCTCAAACGTAGTATTTCCACCTCTTGATATCTGTGAATTTACAAATAAGCTATATGGATATGCTGTTATTATCTTTTCAATTGAAATTCTAAGAAATTCATATGCAGAACCGAACCTAATGAACGTATTTAAATCAGATTTATCAAGGTTTAGAACAACATTAGTTGCATATCCATAAAGAATTTGTGATTGGGTGGTATCAACACCCATGTTTTCTAATGTTACTGCACGAACAAATGAACTTAATGTATTTGTATAGTCAATAGGTGTTCTTCCTGCAAAATTTGACGTAACAGCAAAACTACCAAACTGAAACACTGTCTGAGAAGGAGTATTGTTAAAAAAATTACCATTTAAATTCTGGTCAAGATTATTCTTTATAACTTTAACTTTTGCCACAAGCTTATATTTTAATATAAATACGATAAAAATGAAAATCCCAAAATATTGGTTTGGGATTTTGCATTATTTCATATTATTATGATTATCCTACTGAGATTACATTGTTAAAGCTTTGTGTTTCGTCAATAGTTGTTCGTTTTTCCTTTACCTCATACAATGGAACGTCAAGCACACTATCTTTAATTTCATATAAATTAAACTGTTTAGTAATCACTCTGTCTTGGTCATAGTATGTTAGTATACCATTTTGAACGTCTTTAACCTGTTCACCAGCAACTATGTTTGCAATAGTATCAATAGTGTTTTCAACCAAATCAACCTCAATAACAATTGGTGAGAAATATGTGTTGGATATCAATATTGTTTGACCGATGTTTCCAATAAATGGTGTAGCGTTTGGTTTTACATCCGATGCACTACTTGGAGTTAACTGTAGAAATAACAACGTGCCAGCATCATCAAAACGATACCTAATTGCTTTTTGACTTGTATTACCAATATTTTCACTGACAGGTGATACTTTATTTGAAGTCACAACATATCTAACAGTA